GAGGCACTACGAGAAGCTCATGGCCGCGGCTGGATTTCCGGGAACAAAGGCTAACCTATTAACGCTAGCGGGTTTTATTAATTTCAAATTATTTAAAGAAAAAAGTACCTGGACGAAAGCGTATCAAGCCGATATCGGCCTGTACAACGCAGCTTTAGGCAGAATAAACAAGATACTTAAAGGAGAAATTCAAGACGAATTAAAGGATCCTGAGAGCGAATTACAGCCGGCCGCAGCCGGCATTGATCCAAAAACCGGCCAGCGAATTACAACTAAACTTCCAATTAAAAGCACAATTTCAAAGATGCTCACAAACCAGCTTTTAACAGGAGACCAAGCAACCCAAATCTTTAGAGCTATTGATGCGTTTTTGAAAAAATCTGGCTTCCCAAATCGACTCGCTGAAGAGTTTATAAATGAACAAACTCCTTTCGGAGGCGTTGCATCGCCTGTTACTGGTCGTGGTCGAAGGCCAACAAGTACGAGAAGAGCTGATCCTAAAGGCGGCCCGGATCTTGGAACAGTTATTGATTTATCAAAAATGAAAATTGCTCCCGAAAGCCAAGCACAAGTAAGAGATATACTTAATAAACTACTTGAGCCATATAAGCTAACTGTAAACACAGGAGATGCTGCAGACCGCGCGCCAGCCCAGGCTAAGCCGGATACTGCGCCAGCCCAGGCTGAGCCGGATACTGCGCCAGCCGGCGCTAAACCAGAAGCGGAAGTGGCCAAAGATTCTAAAGACTTTAAAATCGATAGGCTATCTGCCAGCAGAGTAGCTCTGAAGGGTATAGATGATCAAAATGCTCGTCGTAAAATTAGAGCATTTTTAAGTACAAAAAACCTGCCGGCGAATATAGATGAAAAAGATCCTTTAATAACAGGGATTCTCCAGGTTGTTAGAGGAATGGTCGAGCCGTTTACCTCAAGATATAAGAAAACGGCCCCTACGCTGTCTCCCGGTGCATCGCTTAAAAGACAGGGCGCCGCCATGATGGCTGAAGGCGTGTTTCAAAAATTAATTAGTGATGCTTTTATGCCAATTATTTTAGAAGAAATAAAAAGAGAAAGAATTCGCCGCCTCATTGTCAAAGAAACCCAAAGAGTGTTAAATGAAAAAAGATGATTTAAAAAAACTAATTAAGCCACTTGTAAAAGAATGCATACACGAAGTTCTTTTAGAGGAAGGCTTGTTGTCTAATGTTGTAGCAGAGGTCACCAAAGGAATGCAAGCTGGCATGATTGTCGAAGCAAAGCAGCAGCCTGCCCCTGTTAATGACAATATTCAAATAAGACAAAAAACAGCGAATACAAACGCTAAACTTAGAGAACACCGCAAGAAGCTAATGGATTCAATTAATACCGATGCTTATAACGGTGTTAATTTATTTGAAGGTACCGAGCCAATGAGCGGCCACCCTTCCGCATCGCCAAAAGCAGGCTCAGCAGATTTGGGTAACCCCGGCGATGCTGGTGTTGATATTTCTTCTTTACTGGGGGACGCCTCCAAGATTTGGCAGGCGATGAAGTAGACTACAATGGCCAATAAAACAAATGTTATCGTTAGGGCCCGAGAGTGTAGGGGCAATCACGAGAAAATGATTCGCAAATTTATGAAGAAAGTCAAAAAAGAAAGGATCATCGAACAAATAAAAGACAGGCGGCGCTATAAAAAGCCATCTGTTGCAAAAAAAGAAAAGCGCCTCCGCGCGCAGCGAGCTAGACAAAGAGAAAGGCTCAAAAAACAAAGAGCACAAGAAAGACGCAATAGAAGAAATTAATGACTATTTATAGTTAGTTTATGTTTCATGGAGATGAAAATGGTTTTTAAGGAGATGAAAAATGGCAAATAAGTGGCCACACCCAGGACTACGAAATGTTGGTTCTTATCAAATTTCTGGACACCCTTTCGTAACAGGTTCTGATAATTTAGATAATAATAAAGCTCATGGAGTTTTCTTTCCATTTGTTGCTAAATCTTTTACTGTTATTAACCCTAACACCAATAGTGGAGAAGATGTTAGAGTACACTTTCAGAGCGGTACCGCTACTGTGATCAGTATTCCTGGCGATGCTGGAGCCCAAACAATTGCAAACACTAATGATGTTATAGCTGGATTTCACTATGTAACAGTCCCTGCTGGAAATGCTAGTGTAACAATGGATATGATGTGTAAAAATGTCTTTATTTCCAATGGCTCCGGAACGAATAACTTAAAGTATCAGCTTTATGCAGAGCTAACTTCGATCCCCGCTGACTCGATGTATCATCTAACTGGTTCTGGAATAACCACCGTAAACGGAGAATAACCCAATGAGCGGATTTAGACCATCAAGAAGTATAGTATCCGGAGAGCAAATAAGCTCATATAAATCTGCAAATGATACAGGCGGCGGATTTGATGGCGCCGCTAGCGTTACTGTTTATGTTAATAAAACTAACGGAGAGATCCTAACCACAATTTTGGTTGATATTCAAGATTTGCTTGTTTCTGGAACCGTGAAGGATATTATTGGCGAGGATGGTGTGGCTGCAGCATACCTTACGCAGATTACCACAGCTGTAAATGGAATAATATATAAAGCAGAGATGGCTTGCATAGAAGTTCCAGCCGGCTCCAACACAACTGCTGATATTGATTTGGTTTCAAATTCCGCTTCATTAGCAGAAGATGCCGAATATGATGGTTCTGGAACAGCTGTTGCGCTGATCGCTGCCGGTGGAGCCTATACGGCGGGAATGGTTAGATTTAGTGCGGCTGGTACTGATTTTTCTAATTGTGTAGATGACTATTTATATCTCGCAAATGGCTCTGGCGCCAATACCGGCGGCACTTATACAGCAGGAAAGTTCATCATTAAACTTTATGGCGCCAGTTTCTAATATTTCTTCCTGCCTCTTATTAAAACAGCTTCTATTTATATTGTAAGAGGTATATTAAATGGCTTATAATGTTTTTTTGGGCGGAAGACTAACTGGTTCCATGGGTGCTTATTTTGAGGAACGAGTTGGAGTTGGAACAGCCTCCCCCGGTGCACCACTTCACGCGTACATAGCCGCCACAACTTCCACAAGTCCAGAAGAAGTATTAAGACTGGAGACTAATGACGAAGGTGTTGATATGAACATCGGCTATGGGCCTGGAATCGACTTCTTTGTTGGAGAAACAGGCGGCTCTGACTACGGAGGAACAGTAGCGGTCATTAGAGAACAAGCTAGTGATGTAAACACTGATTGTGCTATGGTTTTTCATACTACGACAGACGATCAGGTAAAAGCCGGTGATCGTGAAAAAATGCGAATCACTAGTGCCGGCCTTGTCGGTATTGGCGTAACAGATCCAGATAGCGCATTAGAAGTATTAAATACATCCTCCCAGCTTAAACTTTCTTATGATGGCTCTAATGCTGCAGCATTTACTGTTGATAGCGGCGGTGACATAGCTATTATACCTTCTGGTGGTGAAATGATTCTTCAAGGAAATCTTTTACCAAATGCTGATAACGCAAAAAATCTTGGCTCAGCCTCAAAACGCTGGGCCAATGTATACACCGGCGACCTTCATCTTAAGAATGATCGTGGAGATTGGACAATCGTTGAGGAAGAGGACTATTTATGTGTAATAAATAATAAGACCGGAAAGAAATACAAGATGGGGCTAATACCTCTGGAGGATGACGAATAATGCCAATTTATACTAGTGTCCTGTCTAGCTCCGCTGGAATGATACTCAGCGGAGCTATGGAAGTCGACGGAATAGTGATGAACAAAGCTAACCTCTCTAAAAACACAACTCTCCCTGCTGGTCATAATGCTCTGCTTTACGGCCCCATAACTATCGCAACGGACACCACAGTAACAATTGGATCTACCGCAAATTTAAAAATTAAAGATATTTCTGATGCTTAAACTCTTATATATAAACAAGGAAACCAACAACTATGTCAACAATTTACGTAAATAACATTTTACCAACAACGGGAGACACCACCACTGTCTCCGGTTCTTTTAAGGTTACTGGCTCTCTGCAGCTTACAGGCGCTCTTAGTACATCAGACACCATCACTGTCGGAGTAAACGGCACAGGTTACGATGTAAAGTTTTTTGGAGACACCGCTGGCCAATATATGCTATGGGATCAGTCTGCAGATGAACTAGTTTTGGCAGGAGATACCAAACTTTCCTTTCATGATGCTGCTGGTGGAGAAAACATTATCGCAAGTGCCGATGGGCACTTAGAAGTTAACGCTGGAACGACCCTTGACATGACCGCTCCTACGATTGACATTAACGGCACGACAGAAGTACAAGTTGATACAGCAACTTTTGATGTGAATGGAACAACAGCAGTAACTATTGATTGTACGAACACATCAAACGGTATTTCTATCGGCACATCTACTAGCGGTGTTCCGGTTTCTATCGGGCACGCCACTTCTGAAGTTACTGTTAATGATAATTTAACAATTACAGGCGATTTAACAGTTAACGGAGCAACGACAACTGTTAGCACTACAAATACTTTAATAAAAGATAGTTTGATTGAGCTAAACAATGGCGCCGGCTCCAACTCTAATGATTGCGGATTTGTGATTGAAAGAGGTAGCACCGGCGACAATGCTATTGTTGCATGGGATGAATCCGCAGATAAATTCATCGTAGGAACAACTACGGCGACGGGCGCATCTACTGGAAATCTTACGATCACAGCCGCTCCGCTTCAGGCAGCTGCTTTTACGGCGGCCGCCGGTACTTTTTCTGGAATATTGAAGACAGATGATACGACAGAGGCAACCTCAACAACTGACGGCTCTCTGCAGACTGATGGCGGTCTTTCGGTTGCAATGAGCGCCGTTATCGGCGATGACTTGGATCTGTTGTCAGATGGAGCCATCATGAGCTTTGGCGCAAGTAAAGAAATTACTCTTACACATGAAGCAGATGTTGGTCTCATTTTAGAGGGAAATGGTCAATCCGCCGATCCTACTTTAACTATTAAAAATACCAATGCTGATGCAACTGGTGGCTCTCTTAAATTCTTGAAAGATGGAAGTAGTGTTGCTGATGCCGATGTGATTGGTAATATTACATTCGTGAGCGAAGATGATGGAAGTGCTGCTCATACTTATGCCTCAATTATCGGCTCAATTTCTGATATGACCGCCGGCGTCGAAGGTGGCAAGTTAGAGCTTAAAGTTGCCGAGCATGACGGCACAGTCACTACCGGTCTCAAGTTACAAGATGGTAACGCTGACGGTGAAATTGATGTTACAATCGGCGCCGGCGCCGCCTCCCTTACTACAATTGCGGGCGACTTAGATATACCAAATGGTGGATTTGCTTTAGGGTCCGATGCTTCTGGTGATATGTATTATAATAACGCCAGCGGTGTGTTAACTCGGATCGCTGTTGGTAGCGATAATCATGTGCTTACTTTAGATGGTGCGGTACCCGGCTGGGAAGCTGCTAGCAGTACTGGCGATGTATCAGCGGGAAGCACCTTTACTACGGCCGGCGTTATCATGGCATGCGACGGAGACGACAAAACCATTGATGAGCCCGGCACAACTCTTACCACAAACAGCCAAGGGCTGACAGTCAGTGGGGTTACGAAGGTGGGCGCAAGTGCCGGCTCCGGTCAAGACTTCTTTGCGTACACTGCCGGTACTGCTGCTCATGTTGGTATTCAATGGGATGCTGACGGCAACACAGAAGGAACTTTAATTGGTGGTGCTGACGATCACGGTGTTGACTTTAAGTTCTTCGGAGAAACCGCTGGAAATTATGTTCAATGGGATATGTCTGGAGATGAGCTGGTTCTTGCGGCTACATCCAAGCTTTCTTTTCATGACGCCGCTGGTGGCGAAAACATTGTTGCTAGCTCCAACGGACACCTTGAGGTCAATGCCGGCACAACTCTTGATATGACGGCACCAACTGTTGACGTTAATGCTTCAACAGCGGTCACACTTGACACCCCCTCCGTTGTCATTGCATCTGCCACAGCTAGCAAGCCACGCTTAGAACTCAAGAATACCACGAATGACACAAATAGCGCTATTTTACGCTTTGTTAAAGATAAAGGTTCCGCCGGCGCAGCTAATGATAATGTGGGAATAATTGAATTCTACGGCGATGATGCAAGCCAAGATCAGGTTCTGTTTGGGCGGATTAGAACCCGCGTTGCTGTACATACCAATGGTGAAGAAGGTGGTAAGATGCAACTTGCAGTTGCCTCGCACGACGGAGAATTGCAGCCTGGATTGACTATTGGCGACGGAGACGCTGAGGATGAAGTCGATGTAACAATTGGTAACGGCGCCGCTTGTCTGGTGTCTAGCCCTGGAGCTATCTCGGCCTCTGCTGGTCTCTCAGGATTAGGCTTAACACTTGCAGAATCTACCCGAATTGGCCTTACCGGCGATGTTGATTTAATTAGTTTGACTACAAATTATGTTGGTATTTCGGGCAGTCTCAGACCCCAAGGACAGATACACGTCACCAATCATTCATACGAGAAGGGCAACAATGCCGATGCGACCTGGATCCCATGGGTCGGCAACCTCGTTGAAAACACAGTCGACGGCGCGGGGTACTATAACCAAGGTGTTATGCCCTGTGGTGGAAAACTAAAAGCAGTTTATTTTCGCCCAGAAAATGCACAGAATGGAAATGTTACCATCAGTTTATATAAGAACGTTGATGGTAATCTTGACATGTCTGATTCTTCAACTTATGTTGAAGAGGTTACAGTCAGTCACGCCAATAGCGCAGCGACAGCTACAAGATACAATATGTCTGGCACTTCGCACTTTGCCGAGGGGAACACTGTAGGTGTCTTTATTGATCCTCAAGCAACTCCCGGTAAAGTTAACGTTACTTGTGTTTGGGAGTTGGATTGGGGCAACTACTAAAAGGTAATCTAACTTAAAAGGAGTTACAGATGGCAAGATTTGGTTGGGCATACGTTGATTGTGATAATGCATCTGATGGGGCTTCCTATGGCCCCACGGGCTCCATACAATTTTTAACGGGCGCAGGCAACACTACCGGCTCTACACGATTCATGTACTACACAGCTTCCGGAGGAGGCTCTGAGCACGTGTACAATGCTCACACTGTTGTGCTGACTGGTACGTTTGTTGTTGATGGAATAATAAGCGCAAGCCACTACCACATTGATGATGTTACAACTATTGATTCAACTGGTTCTACAACTTTTGGAAATACCAACGACGATATGCATATCAGAACTGGTAGCTTGGTTATCACGGGCGCCGCCGGTTTTGCCGAAGATGGGTACATCTTAAGCGCATCTATATCAGATAAGCGCGTATCTGTTAGGGCATTCTCTGGAAAATATAGAAGAATCACGTCCGCAACATATACGGTAGCCAAGGATAATTATATTATTGGCTGCAGCGGCTCTATCAATCAAACATTATTTTTACCAACAGCGTCCGCCGTTGGTGCCGGCGCCTTATTAGTTGTTAAAGACGAGTATCACCCTAGAAGCTCGACATGGGTTAGGCTACAGGGCCATCAGGGCACTGCCCCGACAAGTAATTTGATAGATGGGCAAACAAATTTCCTTTTAACGGGCGCGATGCCGGCTGTTAACTTATATTCAGACGGCTCAAATTGGTTTATATTCTAATATGTTCATTAGTGCCTGTTCTGAATTTATATTATAAGGTATTTTGAGTCTAACAACACTATTTATTTTGAATTAGTATTTTTTTTAGGAGTCTATTGATGTCTAGTTTGTTAAGAGAAGCTATTGTTGATGCAAAAGCGCTAAAAGAGGCCGCGTTAAAGAATGCAGAAGCTTCTGTAATAGAAAAATATTCATCGGAAGTTAAAGAGACGTTGGATAAGTTGCTGGAACAAGATGATTTAGATCCCGCTCCGCCCGGCGAAATGCAAATGGGAGCAGAGCCCGCATTGGATCCGATGGCCACAGCTATGGAAGATCCGACCATGGGTGCCCCAGAAGAAGAGTACGAAGAGGTTGTTTCAGATGAAGATGTCCCCCTGGCCGCCTCCGATGATCTTCCCGACGCTGATGCTTCAAAAGAAGGCTCCAAGGTTGAATTTGATTTAAGCCTCGATGCCTTGCAGGAGGCTATCGGAGAGCTTCAGTCTCTTCAGCAAACAATGGATGAGGATCAAGAGATTGAAATTTCCGAAAAAGATCTTTATGAAATTCTCTCTGAAGATGAGGAAGAAGGCCTAGGCCCCGTCGACACAAGAATGACTCGTGGCGCTAAGCTTATTCGTCCAGACCGCCCCGACCCAGAAGAGGAAGAGGAAGGTGCTTTCGAAGATCTTCCTATGGAAGATCCGATCGAAGAATTGGCCGATCGCCTGGGTATTTCGACATCTGAACTGGCCGCAGCCGTCGAGGATGCTGGTCTTGAAGTTTACCCTGAAGGCGAAGGCGTAATGGAGCCTATGAGCCCAGATGAAGAGCATGAGTATAGATCTCTCCCCGATGTTAGGGCCCCCGAATATTCGGATGAGGACGAGGAAGAACCAGAAGAGTCCCTTGAAGAAGCAAGCGATTATGATGCCCTCGTCGATTCTATATTAGAGAAGCTTACCGTTGATATGGGCGCCGAACTAGCAGGTTGGGCCGGCCGATCATCTGATGATATGAGATACCAGATGGAAAAAGAGATCGCCCACCGCAGATCTACAGATATCGAAGAAGATTTAGAAACTTTAAAGAAAGCTCAAGAAGAGTTAGTTTTTGAGAATAAACAACTTAAAGAGCAGAATGAACAATATAAGCAAGCAACAAATGAGCTTAAAGATAGTTTACAAGATGTAAACCTTTCTAATGCTCGCTTGCTTTATACGAACCGAGTATTGAGAAATGCCTCCTTGAATGAGCGACAAAAAGAAAGAATTGTCGAAGCTATTTCACGCGCCGGTTCAGTTACAGAAGCCAGAATGGTTTTTGATACGCTTCAAAGCACAGTGGAGGCTAAACCTAAAAAGAGCCCACAATCACTGAGCGAGGCCATCACCCGCCGTTCTTCTGTAATTCGTGCCTCTCGTCAAGAGAGCGTACCCTCTGACCCTTTCAATGAAAGGATGAAGAGACTAGCTGGAATAAAATAAACATAAAATCATTATATTATAAGGAGGTGATTAAATTATGTCAGGAATCGTTGAAAGATTAACAGAAGGTATTGTTAATCGTGATATGCGATCCGAAGGTCACGCTTTGTTAACAAAGTGGGAGCGCACAGGTCTTCTAGAAGGACTTGCAAATGACCGTCAGAAAGGCTCTATGGCCCGTCTCTTAGAGAATCAGGCCAAGGAGTTACTTCGTGAGAGCAGCAGCATGAATGCTGGAGATGTTGAGGGTTTTGCCGCCGTCGCATTCCCCATCGTCCGTCGTGTTTTCGCAGGCTTAATTGCTAACGATCTTGTTAGTGTTCAGCCCATGAGTCTCCCCTCGGGACTCATCTTCTTCCTGGACTTCGTGTTCTCGCCAGACATTGGTGCGACCGGCGTTCTTGATGATCGTTCTGGTAACTCGAAGAATAAGTCCATTTATGGTACTGGCGAGGTTGCTAGTCAGATTACTGGTGGTGTGAGTCTTGTTGACACTCTTAAGGGAGATCTCGGCGGACCCCGCACAGTTGGTGGTCGTGGTTATAACTACGCTTCGCCAACTGGCTCTACAAGCCTTACGGCAAGTAGCATCACCATTGGTCAGTTCAGCATGACAGGTGCTTCTGATGCAAACAAGAAGAGCATCCTTTGGGATGCAGACTTGATATCTTTAAGTCAGTCTTCTACCGCTCGTTGGGTTGTCTATGCTGAGGTCGAGAAGGCTGATATTAGTACTCAGGCCGACTTCGATAACTATGGTGCATTCTCTGCTTCTGTTAGTAGCGTTAATGACATTATAGGCGGAGTTACCCTTGCTTCTTCTAATACTTCTCAGCTTAGAAGGCTAACACACACAACTGGCTCTAACCCAGATGCATTCACAATGTACTGGTTAACATCCGTTGATGCATCTAGCTTGGCTACTGATGTTGGTACTAGCAAGAATCTTGCTCTTAACTATCCAATCGATGACAAGCTTCAGGCTAGCAACGCTGTTGGCTCTATCGTTGGTGCTGCAACATGGGGACTGGAAGGTAGTGAGTTCATTCCTGAGATCGACATCAAGGTGGACAGCATCGCTGTTACTGCCCAGACGAAGAAGCTCAAGGCTAAGTGGACTCCAGAATTAGGACAGGATCTTAATGCCTATCATAACCTTGATGCAGAGGTCGAGCTTACGAGCATCCTTTCGGAGCAGATTGCTCTCGAAATCGATCGTGAGATTCTTGGTGATCTTGTGGGTGGAGCAACTGCTTCTACTTACTACTGGTCCCGCTCTCCAGGCATGTTCTTGGATCGCTCAACTGGTAGCGAAATTGGTGCTAGCTCTGCTGCTCCCGATTTCACCGGTACAGTGTCCGAGTGGTATGAGACGCTCGTTGAGACAATCAACGATGTTTCTGCACAGATCCACAGAAAGACTCTTCGTGGTGGAGCTAATTTCTTGGTCGTTGGCCCAGAAACAGCAAACATCCTTGAGTTTACTGCCGGATTCCGTGCAAGTGTTACTGCTGATGCCGAGACTGGTACAGTTGGTGCTGTTAAGGTTGGTAGCCTTTCTAAGAAGTTTGATGTCATTGTTGACCCATACTTCCTGCGCAACGTGGTTCTCGTTGGCCGTCGCGGATCCTCTTTCCTTGAAAGCGGATATGTGTACGCACCTTACGTGCCACTGCAGACCACACCCACTATCTTTGGACCAGAGGACTTCGTACCCCGTAAGGGCGTGATGACTCGTTATGCCAAGCAGATGGTTCGTCCTGATATGTACGGCTTAGTCGTTATTCGTGGACTTCTTGGTGAGGCCGGCGCAACTAGCTAAACCTTAGTCGCAATATAAATGTAAAGCCTCCGTCTTTTGGCGGGGGCTTTCGTTTGCCTGAAACTACTTATAGGTGAACGAAAGTTCATACCAAAGTTATCGGGTAGATTTTGAGCTACCCCCTAGTATTGCTGAGATAAGCCAATACAGGGACATGATTATAAAAGGAGGGTTTTTAACT